GCTTTTTGTAAGTCTTGAACCTGTTTAGCTTTGTAGTCATAACGCCACAGGTACTTCATGCAGTTGCCCTTGAGGTAGCCTTTGAATGCAACACTGGACATGGACTCTCGTATTGCATCAATACACTCTATGTTACCTAAGTTGTAGTGGCTTGGGTTATTTACTGGGTCTAACTCTTTAGCTTCTTCCTCAGCAGGTTTAGCCCAATGCTCTAGCCCTGTCTTGGTCACTCTGTCCCACTCAGCGGGGCTTACGTCATTCAGTCTCATCGTCAAAGTCCTCTGCTATTCTGTCAAAGTTTCTAATTATCCTACGTTCAAATGCCTCTACTAAATCGTATGTCGTGATTGATAATAATTCACAAGTCAACTCTTCATCCAGATGCAATACTAATTTCTCTTTAAGCTCCTCTAGTGTCATAGCCATTATACTTTCTTCCTTTTAATATAACGTGTTAGTTCTTTGGCAGTCTCAATGGTGAAGTGTTTGAATCCTTCTTTGTCACACCACTCTCCCATTGTTATCTTGCCACCCTTACGTACCTTCTTGCTAGGGTTTGACAACACAAAGACTAACTCCCACTCTGGCATTGAGTCTCGTATGGCGGTATACTTCTGAGTATCCCCGACCCTAAAGAAACCTTTGCACTCTATCAGTATTGCCTTATCCTCGTGAACAAAGTCCGGTAGGTACTTCTTGTGTACTGTGTAAGGTAAATCATAAGGCTCAAACTTGTACTGTCCGTCTAGCTTCTCTGATAAATCCTTCTCAAGTCCTGATCTAAAAGCCCGTTTCATCTAGCGTGATCTCCTCTACTCTTGGTTCGTTAATAACGTCTACCAAAAACTTTGGCCCGTATGAATACTTGAAGACTCTTAAATTTGGGTAGCAGTGGTCTTTGAATTGACAGTACGAGCAACCAATAGAGAGCTTTGAGTTTCCTGACTTGCCGTCTGGCACAGTAGGGTAGCACCACTCTTTCGGTTCTGGTTGCTCTACTAGCTTTTTTACAAGTCTCGCTCTCTCTGCTATGTCACCCTTGATAGCATCGTACACTGGTGCTTGTGTGTCCTCCAGATCATACTTGAGATAAGTCAAGTGACCGTTGGCTTTGTCCATAGCTAACCAACCAAACTGTGTCTCACCTTCTGAGTGAGCGTATGCTTTAATCTGAGCTACGTAACCAAAGGGATCGTCAAAGGCCAGTGATCCATCCTTGAACTTCTTAAACCCAAAGCTACTGGCAGACTTAACGTCAGTCACTACACCGTCTATCTTGCAGTCCATGTGACCTACGATACCCTCGACCTTACACACCTTCTGCTCGTCAGTGACCGTGTGTCCCGCCATGCGAGTCAAGAACAACAGCATCTCCTCAATCAAGTGACCGTACATAAACTTGATGTAGGTATGAGGCTGTAGCTTCTCTCCCTCTGTACCGTTGACATGATTCCAGAGATACTTGTCGGTGCGGCCAATGTTCGACAAGCGTAGCTTGCGGTTATCCTCTCGCTTCTTCCGACCAAACTCAGTACGCATCAGTGCCTTGACGCCTTCACCAAATTTCTCTATCTCTGCCTCCACATCTACAGATGGGTCAGCGTCTTTGCTTTCCATCAATGCGTAGATGTCCTGTACTACATTGTCCGTTGTCTTCATGTCAGTACCTCAATTGCTTCCTGTGGTGTACATCTGAACCACTCTTTCCTACGCTCAAACTTTTCATCTAGTTTGCTGTGTGCTTCAGACTCTGCTTTACGTCTATCCTTTGTTTCATAACTATAGTATAACATATAATCGCGGAAAGGGCAACTGGTTTGATAACTGTTCAGTCTGTCCTTTGCGTCTACTGCCATACCTACCTTGACCCAACCTTCCCATGCAGGGTTAGTTATGATGTACACCTGACCTTCTGGATTAGACTTGTAGTTCTCTAGGGAACTAAAGGCCGCATCCTCAAACCCTTTGTAACGTCCCGCTTTGTACAGGGGGTGAGACTTAGGTACGTATTTACCATTGACGTACATCTGTTTAGCGTTCTCCTGCTTCTTAGTCTCAGGGTTGTCCTTGTAGTACATGGGCTTCCCAGTGGCAGGGTTAATGCGTGTCTGCCCAACTGTTTCCAACTTTGTAATCTCCTGTAAGTGGACAGTTGAGTTTGTAGTGGAGTCCTGCGGCTTCAATACAACTGACTGCCAACCGTCCGAAAACCTCTGCTTTCTCTTGCTCGACCTCTGTCTGGATTTCATCGTGTATGTTTCCTATAATGTTAAACTTTATGCCCCAGAGTGTAGCGTATTCATGCAACAAACATAGGGCTTTCTTCATCACTACAGCACCTGCTGACTGCAATAGACTGTTCAATGCAGCGTGTTCGGATCGTATTGACACCCGTCTTCTATCCAAGCCAAGAACATAGCCTCTTGTAGCCGCCACTCCAACTCGCTCTCGTAAGTCTCTAAGAGAAGGCGTATTTGACAGGAACTTTTCCTTAAGTCTTGCACCATCACGCTTAGTTCCTCCAACGATACTTCCGACCTTGGCGTCTCCTGCTCCATAAAGGAAAGCGTATATAAAAGTCTTTGCTTGATCTCTAGTGTCAACGCCCGAAGCCAACTGGTTTGCCGTGTGAATATCTCCATTGAGAATTTCATTTGTATAGCCCTCGTCATTCATGTAATGGGCAAGCATACGCAACTCTAAACCACTAGCGTCACAGCCCACAAGTTTATATCCCTCCGGTACTGTCCACACATCACGACACTCTCTGCCGTAGGGTGAATAGACTGCGGGGATCTGCCCCATGTTGGGACTAGAGTGCGTCATACGGCCTGTCACAGCACCACACGCATTGACGTACCCATGTACTCTACCATCGTCCTCGACTGCATCTAACCAACTCTGAACCTGTGCTACACGCTTCTGTATCATCAGGTACTCGCCAATCAGGGATGCCTCCGGTATACCTTGCACCTTACTTAGCACTGCCTCGTCTACGATAGGCTGTCCTGTCTCAGTGAACTGCTTGGGCTTCCACCCAAAGTATTGTAGGTATCGTCCTATCTGCTGTCGAGAACCCAAGTTAAACACAGGGTAGTCTATACGGCTGAAGGGAGCGACTGCGGTAGTCCATTGATCGCCTAGAAATTTAAGCCCAACAACCGAATACGAACCATCTTTCTTAGTCTTGGGGGTAATCTCTTTGACAAATGTTGGTAACGGTTTGAAAGTCTGTAACACTTCATCTTCAAGTTCATACTTCTTCTCCTTTAGTTCTGCTAATAATAAGAACGCTTTCTCTTGGTCTAGCGTCCATCCTGTTTTAATCTGTCCACATATAATATCTTGTACTCTATGCTCAAGCTCGATGCTTTCGCTTCCAAAACCAGTAAGCTCAGTGAGGAGTTTCTGGTACACCAGTTTATTAACTCGCACATCTTGGCGACAGTAGTCCACCATATCCTGCGAAAAATTATCCCAATCATTATGTTCTCCTTTTGGTTGTCCTAATACAGTACCCCAGTTATCTAGCGAGTGACCGCCTTCACGCTGTGGGTTAGCTAACCGTGACATGACTAGCGTATCTGTGACTTTACATTTGCTGAAGTCTGTGCCTAGTATCTTCTCAAGAACAGGTATGTCATAGTCAATTATGTTGTGACCTATGATCTCGCACTCTCCTTGATCTAGTAACCACTGATTGAAATCGTACAAAGTAAAACCAGAGAACTCAAAGTATTCCTCCAACCCCATGTGATAGGCAATGATTACCCACACTCTGTCGGGCTTCAAGCCATTAGCTTCAATGTCGAATACAATCTTATCCACTACTAGAACTCCGCTTTATCGTCAGGTACTGGACAGTTAGTCTCAATCATACGCCCAGACTCCTTGTCATAATACAGGTAACAAGCAGGGCCAGTGAGTCCAACAAACCTATTCTTCAGTACACGTACACAGGTGGTGTTACGTATCTCAGGGTCAGCGTGTTGCTGATCTCGCTCTAACCCCAGAACTATGTCGCTAAGTTGCGCGATTGCCGCTGATCCTCTGAGTTCTCCCAAAGAAATCTTACCGCCATCCTCGTGCGCCTTAGCACCACTTGGTCTGCGTAGGTGAGACACAAGGAACAACCCTACGCCTGTCTCCTGAACTAGCTTACGGAGATTGGTCATGATGCTGTCGATAGCCTTACGCTCGTCACCTGTCTCTTGGTCTGACACTACGATACTGAGATGGTCAAGGATAATCCACTTGCAGTCTAGTCCTTTAGCCATGTAGCGTATGCGTCCTAGCAGGTTATCCTCATTGGTACTACCCCAGTGGTCAAACATAAAGATACGGCCTGACCCTAGCGTGTTGTCCCAGTATCCCTTCTTCTCTTCCTGAGAGACAGACTTGTCCAAGTGCAACTGCTTGTTAGCCTCAATAGACATGATGCCTAATGCTGTCTTGGGGATATCCTCCTCCAAGGCAAGGATACCTATGTTATCTTCCGTAGCTCCTAACAGGTAATGCTCAAGCTCCCTGACAATCTGTGACTTACCCATGCCTGAGCCTGAAGTAATAGTCACTAGCTCCTGCTTACGGAATCCATGTGTGTACTCATTGAGACACGCCCAAGGGTAGTCAATGGACTTGACATCAGACTGCTTGATGATCATGTCCCATGTCTCATTACCCGCAACGATACCATCAGGGCGGTATGACTTAGCGTTCCACCACTCCTTAACAAAGTCCTGAACCTTACGTGCCTTGAGCATATCACCTGCATCCTTCATGGATAGCTCAAGATTCTTTGCCTTGTTGGGGGTGAACAGATCAAGCACTGAACGTGCCGCCTCCTGTCCCGCCTTGTCACTGTCGAAACATATGACTACATTATCAAAAGTTTCTAACCACTCAAGGTTTGCTTTGATGTCTTTGCTTGCTCCTGCCGCACCTGATCTGATGGATACGACAGGCCACTTCCCGTCAAACATCTCGTTGACTGCCAGTGCGTCAGCCTCGCCCTCTGTGATCGTAATGTATTTACCGCCACTCTTGAACGCCTGTTGACCAAACAACCCCGCATTATCAAAGCCTCCTGTTGCATAAAAGTTTTTAGTTTCTACTGCTCGTACCTTAGTACCTATCACCGCACCTGTATCTTTGTCATGGTACGGGTAGTGATGCTTGACAATTTGTCCGTCAGTGCCGTACTCAACTGTAACACCATAGCGTTTTGCTGTGGCTTCGTTGATACGTCTATCAGGGATTGCCGCTACTACTCCTGTCATCTCTAACGACCTCTTAGGTTTCTGTTGAACGCTTATAACCTGACCATCACCTCTCTCGTAG